AAATGTTTCGCTTTCTCGAGGTCCTCTTTACCTCTTTTATCCTGATGCCTTACAATATATTTTATAGCACAACCCTCGGCAAATAACAATTTGTTTTTATTGATGAATTCGCTAGGTTGTATCTTATATTTTTTATAATGGTCGCCTCCGACCTGGTTGTCGTATGGATTAGACATATTCGCATTCTCCTGTTTCTACATTTACATTTAAAATATTAACACCAAGAACTTTTTGTATTGGTGTGAGTGATCTGTTTATTTTGTATCCGTCTCTTTTTCTGACACACACTGATTTAACATCTATCAGTATGACCTCGTGCTCTTTGATTGCAACAAGATCGACAGCACCTTGTTGTGACATGTTTCTGCAAACCAGGTATCCTTGGTCCCACAACCACATCGCAGCAATGTATTCTGCTTTGTCACCTTTTATATGTTCATGAAATCTCATAACGCATATGCCCTGTCGTAATTACGTGGCTCTAATATGTGCAAAGATTTTTTTGCACGTGTGACTGCTACGTAAAAAAGACGATGTAATTCATCTGGATTAATATCGTCGTGGTCAGCAGCAGACTTAGTAATATCAGGTAAAAGTAATACATTGTCAGCCTCACCTCCTTTTGCTCCATGTATTGTTGATAAAGTTATACGTGGGTTTTGTTTAAAACTTTCTCTATTCGCTAACATATTACGAATATAATTTTCTGTGTTGGTGTCCAAACCTGCGAACGCTTTATACCAAACATCTTGTGTTTTTAATCCGTGGTTCTCGAGACACTCTTCGATATAATAACCCTCTTCGTTATCGTCCATGGTTTTACCCTTTTGATAACCCTTGATCACGTTTTCTCCGAGATACGAATAAATGTTTTTTATTGACGCAACTGGTAATAATTGTTCACCGTTTCTCCATCTCTCCCAGGTTTTTATTGCCAGAAGTAAATCTAGTTTGATAGAGTTTTTTGTCTTGTGTGAATAATACCAACCTTGTAATTCACACAAATCTTTTATGTGATCTAAGAAATGATTTGCAGTTGACAATACCAACCACTCACCTTGCGACATGTCTACCTGTGTAACATCAGAGTATCTTGTAAGATCACCCATCTCTTGCCGTGGTAAATAATCTTTGTCGTATCTGTTAGAGACGTTTCTAATTATTTGTTGTGACAGCTCGTGTATTGGTCCACCAGGTATTCTGTAAGATTGGTTTAACGTGTCGACGTAATCTACTTCTTCTTTAAGTGCAATAAAAGTATCAACATCAGCACCAGCCCATTTAAAAATAGCCTGGTCATCATCACCAGCAATATATGTCTTGTCGGCTTTTTTCCATAACGTTCTAACCATTCTCCATTGTAGGGGTGAAAGATCTTGTGCCTCGTCAATAAATAACACGTCGAAAGACGGTGATATATCTTGTTCAATAAATTTTGATACCATGTCATTATAGTCAATCAATCCTTTTTCTTCTTTATATCGTTTAAGTTCTTGATCTAAAAGATATAATAGATCTCGTTCGATGTCCAGACTGTGCTCGTTTCTGTCGTATAAATCTAAGACAGGCATCTCTAAAACTTTAGCTTTACTTATCAAACGTAAATACTCGTTGTCAGAATTAAATGTGCCATTGCCGTCTTCATACCAGGCTGTCTTGATGGGTATGCCACATTTTAAACCAAAGTCTCTGTAGTCTGCATGACCCATGACACTTTCTTTCTTTGCACCCAACATTCTAAAAGCTAGTGAGTGCAGTGTTCTAAAATATGGTATATCTTTGTAGTCCAACATAAACTTTTCTTCTGCTCTACGTGTTGCCTCCCAGGCTGCTTTCTTTGTAAAAGAAAAGTATCCTATGTTTTTTATGTCCGTGCCTGCGCGTAAAAAGTCATCCACTAAATCTAGTAGTGTGGTTGTCTTGCCTGTTCCTGGTGGTCCTAGTATTATTGTTTTCATAATATCTTAGCTCCCTTAGATAAATTATCAAATCGCCATAAAGGTTGTAAATTGGTGTAATGAAAACAAATTTTTTGTTGTTCAGGATCTGAAAGATCAAATGAAGAGCACGGTATTTTGTGATCCATGTGCCACTCTCCATAATTATCCCAATTCATTCCATCAGTCCACTTAGATTCAATCCACGTTTTAACTTCGTCAAATGTAGCTCCCAATAATTCTTGAGAGCGTTTCTTTTTGTGTTCCAAAGAAGCTCTTCTTCTAAAAACATTATGAACTTGTTTTCTAAACACATCAGAATACCATCTTTGTGATTTAAATAATTTGTCATACATTCTTTGTTTTCTGTCTCTTTCTAATTCATCTAAATAAGATTGTGACTTAAATAATTTGTTATACAATCTTGTTTTTCTTTCCCTATACAGCTCATTTTCCCTATTAGGTTTCTTCTTGTTTTCCCTCCACCATTTACTGTAAGCATTAATTTTTTCCCTGTGTGTTTGACGATATTTTTTGTTTCTTTTTAATAAATTAAATTTAGCTTTTTCACCCATTCTTTTTTTGTATATTTTTTTTTGTCGTGCTATTTTTTCTTTAGCTACTTGACGATATATTTTCATTCTTTTTTTTATTTTACTTTTATTTATTGCACAAACGTCTCTATGTTCCTTACAACAATACACGTGGATTTTACTTTTTGGTTTAAATTTTTTATCACAAAAATAATATAAACAAGTTCTCATAAAATTAATCCCACAACTTAAAAAAGCTGTCTTCAACCATACCGCCGGCTGACATGCCTCTTCTAATTATTTCTTCTTCTTGCTCTCTAATTTTACCAGTGGTTCTATTTTTTGAATTATCTGAGGGTGTTGCCCATTGTAAGTTTTCAATTCTAAAATCAACTCTCTCACGATTTATGTGATCAACAAAAATCTTTTTGTCTGGCATATCATTAATCAAAAAAGCAGATGCGACCAGCGTGTGACAGTTAAGTAAAGTTGATCTCTTACCAAATCTTATTGTCCAACCTCTATACTCAGAACCATTGCCCCACAAACCTGCTTTCGCAACTTTGTTTGTTCTAGTGTCTAGTAAATATGGAAATGTATTGCCTTGGTTAGGACATAAAAAATCTTTATGTCCCGTGCTGTGTAGTATGTAAACACCTCTTTGAAAGAAACCCTTGTATTTTGGTAACTCTCCATAGCACACACCTTTAAAACCTGGTGTTGGATTCACTATGTCGTAGACATCTATTTTATCGATACCATTACGATAGTCTTCTTCTACAATAAAACCAAAATTTATTTGTGACATTAAAAAGGTGTCTCCTGATATGGTGTTTGTGGTGTTGATGGTTCTGTTCTTTTCATAGCTCTTATTTTAATAAGTCTTGGTGTTTGATCTTTTAAAGTCATTCTTGTCTCATCAATAAAAAAATCTAACCGTTTGATTAAATTACCTGTCTTTGTTTTATCTGTTTCCCAGTTGTTTCGTTTACAAAAAGAATAGAAATCATCCATTCTAAAATATGTGTGACCATCATCGGTCCATGGTTTTTTATTTAACATATCCTCTTTAGTTCTTGCTTGCGGTCTGTTGACTGTAAAATCATACAATAAATTTGTTATTTGATTCATTGGGTCTAGTGATTCTAATGGTTCTATTTCTTGTAAATTTTGCATTAAAGTTTTTAAATAAATTTCTCTCCAGTCTTTTGCTTTTGGTATTGGTGATACGACGTTTGCTTGATCCAGGACTGCTATTGCAAACAAATTAGGATTGTGCAGTTGTTCTGTTTTTAATTCTATCCTCTTACCTGACACATTTAAAAACCACTGTGGTGGATTTGATTTTATTTTTGTCAATGTATCTAACTCTGGCATTTGCTCTTCTTCAAAACCAACACCATACTTTTTTGTTCTACATTTTGCAGCGTTACACACGTTACAGATAGGTTGCTCTTTGCATCTATATTTGTCATAACCTTTTCTAGTTACGGACTTTATTACTAACTGCACTTCTTGATAACTCAATGGCGGGTCCATATACTTTTGATTATACTGTCCGACCTGATTCTCCCAGTCATCAGCATGTGCTTTTTTACAATAAACAGCTATGTTAAATAATGCGTTGTTTCTAGAACCCTCACCAAATCCCTCTTCTGCTAATCTATTCAAACAAGGTGGACCATCATTAAAAGATTCTTTTACCTCTGCTTTTTTACTGACCTTTATTTTTTCTATTTCAGTTTTTGTTTGAACCCACTCATCATATATAGAATAGAATGATTCTAAACTAGCAGCCTCACCACCAGCCTTGATTGCGTATCTCAAACCACGTGCACCACCGTGATACGGTAAATTTAAGAAGTTACCTGTGTCTCCACGTTCAACTAATATTTCAGTTTGTTTTGGAAAGATCTCACTACCTGCATAACCCAA